TTTGAATTTGAATATTAAAAAGAACATAACTAAGCACGTGAGCAGGGAGGGAAGAGGAAGTGGGTTTTTGGCCAGGTTCGTTCATTTTGTTGTTCATTGCAGTGGTCTGTTGAGAGGAAGAGGGACTGAACGTCAGGTAAGGTGGGGAAGACGTCTAAGTCGATCGGGAATTCGGGTCTGTCAGGAGAGTCGCCGAAGACAAGTGATATTCCAGCAGGGTTTGGCGAATAGCCGGCATCTTTGTAGTATTGGTGCACTGATTGAAGAAGTGCATGGATACGGATGTCGTTTCCACAGGCGGCGTAAGCGAAGCCGATGGATTGTGCCATGGTGATGGAAGGAGTTGGATCTTTTGCCTTGGTATGATAGAATTGCGCTAACATTTTCATAAGGTCACGGTAAGGTAGACCATGTATGTTGCGGTAACTGAGAACTTCTGCTCCGGAAAGGGAGTTTCGGATCTCGGATTTCTCCATTGATATGACTGAACCAAATAGATGGTCAGCAGCATGTTGCATGCGTGTGAGAAAGTGATCATGTTCGGGTCTGGGGATCTGGATAGCTAGTCGGATGATTGAGTCGTCTCCTTGAACTTTGATTAAGCAAGAACGAGGGTCGAGATCAAGATAGTGCAAGATAGCACATAACATGACGTAGTTGTACCAGGAATCCATCAGTTGAGTGATGAATAAGCCAGAAGGTATGCCAGAGAATCTACGACGATAGATTTTACCATCAGGGAGGATGATAGGTGAGTCGAAGAAACATTCAACTGTCCAAGCCCATAAGTTGTAAAGTTTTTGAGGGAGCGTGGGTGATGAGGGATAAGCGTGGGTAGGGACGTAGCCATCATTGAAGTTGAAGAAGGACCGTGTGCGAGTAAAGATCTTCCGGATGAGCCAGAAGTGTGCACGTTTGTCGAAGCGGGACCAGTCAATGGTGATGTAGGTGACGGATTCAAATGGAGAGTAGAGGTCGCGGTATAAGCGGAACCATCCTCCAGTGAATGTTTCGTAACCCCAGAGCATCGGAGTGATGCCAGGATTGAGTTTGATCCATGCGATGTACTCCCAGTAGATTTGGGTTTCTGCGATGATCCAAGTTTTGGATACACCCCAGATAGATCTGAGTTTGTTGGGAGCGTCGAATTTGACGACAGCGGTTTTGATATGTAGAAG